GCCTCGCCGAACGATTGGCGCACGGCGGTTTTGACAATATCGGGCAAGGTCATGGGCGGCCCTCCAATCGCGCTTCGATGCGCGTGAGGCGCTCCTCGAGGCTGCGCTCGGTCTGGTCGAGGCGCCGCTCGATTCGGTCGCCAAGTTCGCTGATGCGCTCAACCACCAATGTCTCGGTTTCGACAAGGCGCGCCGCCACGAACGCCTTGAGCGCCGCCTGTTCGGCGCGCAACATGCGCATGTCGGATTGCAGCCGCTCGAGCAGCGGGCCAAACGCGTCGCGGGTGTCGGTTGTCATAGGGTGGCGTTACCTTTCCAAGGGACTCGATAGATAGGATATTTCATCCAAAATGAAAAGCCCCGCGCGAGGCGGGGCTTTGGAGGGCGGCTAGATGCGCGCCTTGGCCAGATCGGCCTCATCGGCGATTCCCCATGGCGCATCATCATAGCCGGGGAGCGATTCGGGGAACGTGGCCATAAGGAGATCGGCGATCGTTTTCGCGCGGCTCGCCTCGTAAGCGGGATGCTCGCACGATTGATAGTCGTAACAACGGGCGATCTTGGCCACTGCGGCCGCCCTGGCGTGAACCGGCTCATAGGCGTAGTCGCGCAAGGCGCGCTTATAGGCGGCGTGCTCCTCGCAATGCCGTTCGGGCATGCTGTAGAGATGCGAGACGCTGGCCACGTTTTCGAGCCAGAGGATTCGCCCGATTTTGGTGGCGTCGATTTTGGCGCTCGGCTGGTGCAAGGCGAGGTACGCCGTCACCAAAATGTCTATATCCTGCTTTGAAACTACGAACGCTGACATGATCCTAAATCCTTTCCAGGGGTTTTTTGGGGAAACGTTGGCGGGGCCGGGCCGCGTTCACGCGCGGGCCCGGCCTTTCCGGTTTAGGCGGCCTCGAGCGCCTGTTTGAACGTCAACCAGCGCGGATCCGCATAGCCGCACGCTTGTCGGTTATATCCTTGTGAAGGTTGCGCATTTTGGGTTCCTTTCCAGGGGAATTTTTGGCCTCGTCGGGCGCCGCATGACGGCGCGACGCGCGGGAAACGGGCCCGCGCGTTTCGGCCTTAGTCGCGATAGCGTTGTTCGAAATACCAATCTGAGAAATCGGCCGCCGGATCGGATTCGGCCTCATTCTCCTCAACGGCGTCCATGTTGATATTTTCGTATTTGCGGATAGCGTCCCAGGCGCGTTCTTTGCCCAATGGCTGCAGGGCGCCGAGCAGAACCTTAAGGCCTCCCGTCCAATCGCCGCGGCATTCGACCGTGGCGAGAAACCGGCCATCGCGGTAAATGTCGAAAACCGCGTTATTTTCCGCATTGATGCGTTTGTTTCTGGCGTCCATTTTCCGAACTCCTCGTTTGCGGATACAATATCCGCTTTCCATGCCCTGCTAACTAAGGATAAAATATCCGCGTGTCAAGCCCCATTGCGGATAAAATATCTTATTTTCGCGCGTCGCGCCCTGTGCTAGGATTCGCGCGCTATGGGATTGAGCGACAAAGACAAATCGGAAGCGCGCGACGCGCTGGCGCTAGCGCTCGAGCTCAATGAGGCGGAAATGATGATTGAAGGCCTGCGCCGGCTATGCGCGCGCCGTCTCGACAGTGCGCATATGAGCGCAAGCGAGCGCGATCGCTGGCAAGCCGCCGTTGACGCGCTTAGCAGCGTCGCAGCGGAGCTCGAGGCCGCTAATGCGCCACAAGAGCGCGACAATGGCGCGCAAGCCGCGCAAGCCGCGCCCTAAACCAGATTATTAGGGGTTAAGCCGCTCCTCGAGCGCCTCGCGCGCCAGGCAAGGCCTTTTCGCGTCACATAGAACACCAAGCAAAGCAATAGCACGGACAGAACGCCACAACCGTCTTAGCGCCCAGCGCGTCCGCTCGCATCGCTCGCAACCGTTCGCGCCCTCACGCCTAACGCCAATGTGAAACCAGCCGCCAGAGCAGCGAAAGCCCCGCGCCTTGTATTTTGACGCGCGGCGCTAAGGCCGGCCGCGCTCATGTGGGTGGGGATTGCTTTCGCGGCCGCTCGAGCTCGGTTCGCGTGCGGTTTGAAGCAAACCGAAACGCCAAACCGCATGCAAGCCATTGATATTGTTGACATGAGCAACGGTTTGATACACCGCTGGCCGTCCCTTTTCCCTGGCCAGATCGAGATTGGCCCCCCATCCGCGCCCCCTCGCTCGCAGTACCGGGGCCGGGGGAGGTACCCACTTCGCAGCCCCGGATCCGGTTTACAGTCCCGTCTCGGAAAACAGGTGTTGTGGGGTGTTTCACGTGAAACTTGCCGTGGCGGCGAATTTGAGACAAAACTGGCTTGAGACGAAACCGATGGCTGATTTCAAGGCGCATGATGCGAGGTTGGGGCCGAAGCTGGGGGCGAGCCTGGCGAGCGGGCTGACGGGGTTGGCGCGGCGGGTAGAGTTGGCGCGGGAGCGGGAGCGGGCTGCGGTGCTGGCGAGGCGGGCTACGGTTGAGGCTTCCAATGGGCTGACGCCGGGGGAGGTGCTGCTGATGCAGGATCGTCATTTGGAGGCGATCAAGGCGGCTGACGCTGCGCGGAGCGGGGGCGAATCCGGAACGGGGGCTTCGGGGGCGGAAGTCAAGCGGGAAGGCCGGGTTTCCCCCGGGAGAAAGAGCGGGCCGCGGGGCGGGCGTCCTCGGGTTCATGATGGGGAGCCTTGGAAGGCGGCGGGGGTGAGCCGGGCGCAATGGTATCGGGATCGGAAGCGGGAGGAGGCGAAGGGCGATGGCTGAGCGGACATATGGCGAGCGGGCGGTAGGGTTGGATTTCAACCCGTCGGCTGATCCGGCGGTTGCGCATTTGAAGCAACTGTTCGCGAAGGTGATTGATCATCTTGCCGAGGCGCGGGCGGCGATCGTGCCGAGCGCGGAGGGCAATGAGAGGGCTCGGCTTTTTTCGATCGCGATCACGGAGGCGCAAGGGGCGCAGATGTGGGCGGTGAAGGCGGCGACGTGGCGGGGCGAGGATGAGCGGGCGCGATGATCCTCGCGTTTGTGCTTTGGGGGCTTGAGTGGTGGCGGCGCTGGCGCCGGTTTTGGATGGGGTGGAGCATGTCCGACGCGCTCTTGGAAAACACCGACATCATGAAGTGTCTGTGCTGCGGACAAAAGGTTGAGCGGCCCGGGCGGCGGCTTGACGCGGCGAAGTGCGAGCACGGTTTGCGGTTTTGACGGCGATGGGGTTCACCCGCAAGGCGCTTTTGACGAAGCACCGGGCCCAGCTTGAGTATCAGTCGCCGGGGTTGGTGGAGTGGATTGAGGGCCGCCGGCGGGTGAGCTGCGAAGGGGGGCCGGCGGCGTGAGCGCGGGGGGCCTCACAAACGATCAGCAAGCGATGGTCTTGGCGGCCGCCCGTCAGCTCGAGGCGATGGGTATCGATTTCATCCTGATCGCCGGCAAGGAGAGCGAGGCCACGGTCCTTGCCAATATCTGCCCGGGCTGCGCCGCCGACTATCTGTCCTCGGCCCTCGCTGGGGCGATCCTCGCCCGCAACCGCGGCGAGGAGGACATGGGCATGGGGCCGTGGCTGCAATGACGGAAACGCCCGGCTATTGGGTGTATGAAACGAGCGGCGTGCTTCGGCCCGCGGTCAAGGCCTATCTCGCCCGGGACGAAATGACGCCCCAAGAGATCGCCGCCATGCGCGCCTATCTTCGCCAGTGGATCGAAAAGGGCGCTTGGGCGCGCGACGGCGTGGTTGAGGAGCTGAAACGCGACGTCGACGGCCTGACGTCGCGCCTGGCGATCCAAGCCTGGCTGGATAAGGCCCTCGACGTCGGGATCGATCCGCTGTGAGCGGCGACGAGCATGCCGACGCGCGCATGGTCATCATGGCCAACGCCGACGCGATCAAGCGTGGCGCACTGGCCATCTGGACGATCTACAACCGGCCGAAAGACTATCCGGATGGCTTCATCGCCCGGCTGCATGAAGTCGCCAAGGGCAAGCATGGCCCGACAGACAAGACGATTAAGGGCGCCCTCGACGATATCCGCCACGCCTTCTACCGCGCCGGCCTCACCCGCTTGCCCCGCTCGCCCGAGGACGAGCCGCAAATCGTCGAGAGCTGGCTATGACGCGCGAATCCGATCTCGCCGCGAAATACTACCGCGATCAGGAGCGCCGGCTTTCGGAGGAAGCCAAGCAAGGGGGCGAAACCCACCAGGTGGAAAGCGCTCGAAAGGCCGAGTTTTCCGAACCCCTCGACGTCGACCTCATCGAGGCGCTGATCTTCAAGCACGACGGCAATGTCACCGAAATCGCTAAGAGCCTCTCGGTCCGATCGGACCGGTTGCGGGCCTTCATCATGGCCAAGGCGGCGCTGCGCCGGGCGCTTGACGAGGTCTACGAGGGCGCGGTCGACGAGGCGATCGGGGTTTTGTTTCGCGGGCTTCGCGACGAGGTGAGCTTCCAGAACCGCTTTTACGCGGCCAAGGAGTGGCTGCGCTCGGGGGCGGGCCACAAGCGCGGCTTCGGCCAGGCCCCGGCCCCGCACGCGGCGCTCGAGATCAAGGATTCGGCGGCCGGGCGAACCATCGTGCTCAAATGGCTCGAGCCGGACGCCCCGGCCCCGCCCAAGCTCATCGAGGGGGAGAAGGCGTCATGATCTGCCCAACCTGCCGGGGCCGCCAGTTCGTCCCGGACGGCCCCGGCGACGACGACGAGGCGGTCAAAATGAAGCCCTGCCCCGACTGCATCGGCGGGATCGCGAGCTGTTGCGACGCGGCGGGCGCCTACGTCGAACCCGTGTTCGTCTGCGCGGCCTGCGGCGCGGTGCAGCGAGAGCGCACGATCAGGTGCGAGCAATGCGGCGAGCCGCTCGTGTTCCCAAAGTTCGGCGACGATCCCTACGACACAAACCGCTGCGGCTATCGCGACGACACCTGCCCCGAACGCCTGTGCGATCGCTGCGGGACGCTCTACCGGGGGCCCGCGGTCTATTGCTCGCTCCAATGCGCGATCGACGACGCGGCGTGAGATGCGCAGGGGGGATTCGAACCCCCGACCTTCAGGTTATGAGCCTGACGAGCTCCCGGGCTGCTCCACCGCGCGGAAGCGATTTTAGCCGTTTTGGCGAAAATTGGCTAGAACCCCCCGCATGCCCGACCCGGCTGAGCTCGCGATCGAAATCCAGTACAAGCCGCGCCGGCATTTCGTCCCCCTGCATGCGTCGACCAAGCGCTGGCAGTTCATGTGCTGCCACCGGCGTGCCGGAAAGACGGTGGCGATCGCCAACCAGCTCATCCGTGCCGCCGGACGCAACGGACGCAAATGGCCCCCGCCCCGCTACGGCTATGTGGGGCCCTCGTTCGACCAGGCCAAAGACCTGGTTTGGGGCTACCTCAAGCAATATACCGAGGCGATACCGGGAACGCGCCATCTCGAGGCCGAGCTCGCCTGCGTCCTGCCCAACGACGCGTCGATCAAGCTCTACGGCGGCCAGTCGTCCTACGAGCGGATGCGGGGCATGTATTTCGACGGGATCGCGCTCGACGAATACCCGCTTCTGCACCCCAACGTGCTCTCGACCGTGGTCAGGCCGTGCCTGGCCGACTATGGCGGCTTCGGAATCGTGAGCGGGACGTCGAACGGCGACGACCATTTCAACCAGGTGCGGCTCAAATACGAGGACGATCCGCGCTGGGATTTCCACATCATCCCGCTCTCGGCGACGGGCGAGGAGGCTTTGTCGAAAGAGGAGGCCGTCGAGCTCACCCAGGACATGAGCCCCGAGGAATACGCCCGCGAAATGGAATGCTCCTTCGACGCCCCGGTCGAAGGCTCCTATTACGGCGAAATCCTCAACAAGCTCTCCCTGCAGGGCCGCATCGGGGCCGTTCCGGTCGATCTCTCGGTTCCGGTGATCACCGCCTGGGATCTGGGGGTGCACGACTATTGCTGCATCTGGCTCTATCAGATTTGCGGCCGCGAGATTCACTTCGTCGACTACATCCAGTCAACCGGCAAGGGCCTCGATTTCTACGCCGAGCAACTGCAGCGCAAGGCCCACGAGGGCGGCTTCCGCTACAAATGCCACTGCCTGCCCCACGACATCGAAGCGCGCGAGATCACCACCGGCAACGCGCGGCGCATCTATCTCGAGGAGCAGCTCGCCGAGCCGATCATCGCCGCGCCGTTCGCCTCGATCGAGGACGGCATTTCCGCCTGCCGCGGCCTGCTCGGCCTGTCGTTCTTCGACGCGCAAAAGTGCAAGAAGGGCCTCGCCATGCTGCGCGGCTACCGCAAGGGCAAACAGGGCCGGCCCGTGCACGATCCCGAGCCCTACAGCCACGGCGCCGACGCCTTCCGCACCTTCGCCGTCGCCTTCCCGATGGTCGGCGGCTTTTCGCACCGCAGCTTCGGCCAGGGGCCGCTCAAGCGCAGGATTCGCGGCTTGATCTAACCCCCCGAATCGGGGATAAAAGGCAGGCCACCTTGTTTTCGTCTCCTATCGGGCCTCCGGTTTTCCGCGGGCCCTTTTTTCGTCCGCCTGTTCGCCGCTTCAGCGAAGATTCGACAATCTGGCGAGTTTTCGCTTAAAGATCCGCCCGCTGGGACAATTTGCGCCTTTTTGCGGGTCGCCATGATCGACCGCGACGTGTTCTTTTCCAGCGTCCGATCGTCCTTGTTCGGCGGCGCGCTCAGCCAGGCCCAGGTCGACGGGATGAACTATCTCCTCGATGTCTGGGAGAAGTTTTTCGAGAAGCCCAACCCGCGCGACGGCAACAAATGGCTGGCCTATTGCATGGCGACCGTCTTTCACGAGACGGGCAAGAAAATGACGCCGGTCGCCGAAAATGGGGGCAAGCCTTACGGCAATCCGCCGGCGACATACTGGAACAAGACCGGCCCGTATAACCAGGCGTACTATGGGCGCGGCCACGTCCAGTTGACCTGGGACACCAACTACCAAAAGGGCCAGGACCAGCTCAAGAAGAATTACGGCCTCACCGTCCCGATCTACCAGTATCCCGACAAGATGCTCGAGGATCAGCCCTCAGCGCTCGTCCTCTATGACGGCATGACCATCGGCTGGTTCACCGGCGTCGGCCTGCCGAAATACTTCAACGCGACGACCGAGGACGCCTACAACGCCCGGCGCATCGTCAACGGCACCGACCAGGCGAGCACCATCCAGGGTTACTACAACAAGTTCAAGCCGGCGATCGTCACGGCGCCCGAACCCGCGCCTCCCGAACCGCCGCCCGCGCCCGAAATCGCGACGGTCAGTCTCACGATCGCCGCCGATCAGCCGGTCAACCTCGTCATCAACGGTCAACCATGGGGAACCTTGTCATGAAAGCCATTGCGCTCGCCGCCACGCTCGCTGTCGCCGCCGGCCCCGCCCACGCCGCGCTGCAACTGGCGATCGACGTCGGCGGAACCCCCTTCGCCTGCGTCGACAACGCCGCCTGCGACCAGGATCCCGCCCTCGGCATCCTGGCGATCGGCAACCAGACGATCGGCGGGGTCATCGTCAACGGCTCGATCCAGGCGGCCGATCACGGGGCGTTGAGCGCGCTCTCCACCTCGTCGCTGTCGATCATCAACGAGAACGCGGCGGCGGTCGCGGTCGCCGCCGCGATCAGCGACACCGATTTCTTCTCGGCCAACAGCGCCGTGGTGGTCGGGATCGCTGGCTCCGGCACCTGGCAGGGCGCGCTCGGCTCCTCGATTGCCTTGGGCTGGTTCGTCGACCCGGCCAACGCGCAGGGAGCGAACACCCCGACCGACGCGCCCGGATCCCAAGTCGGCTCGTTCTCCAACAGCCCGGCGCTGATCGTCGATTCGTTCTCGGACGCGACCAGCCTCAGCTTCGCCACCCCCTCGCCGTTCTCGATGACGCTCACCGTGAGCGGGACGCTCGCCCCCTTCGCCCAGCTCATCAACCGCGGCCAGGACATCGCCGCCGCGCCGGTCCCCGAAGCCCCGACCTGGGCGCTTGCCGCGCTCGGCTTCGCCGCGCTCGGCTTCGGCGCGTTGACCCGCCGGCGCCCGCGCCGGCCGGCGCTCCTGTGAGCCTATGGGGGTGGCTCATGCCTCGGCCGCCAAGACCGCCGCCCGCGCAGACGGTCAACCTCAACGTCACCCTCGGCGGCGGCTTCACCTTCGCCGGCGAGGTCATCCAGAAGATCGTCACCGAGCCCGCGCCGTCTCCCCCGCGCGCGGTGTTCACCGCAACTTTCGGGGGCTTCACCGCGACAGGAGAGAACATGTCTTACACGCTCCCCGATGAAATGATGGTCTACCTTCAGGTGGGCTACGTCGACGCCAAGGGCAATCCGGCGACCGTCGACGGCGACACGACTTGGACGAGCTCGCACGACGACATCGCCGAGGTTCATGTCAACCCCGACGACTCAACCCAGGCCCAAGTGTGGGGCAAGGGCATCGGCCAGGCGCAGATCACCACTTCCGCCGACGCCGATCTCGGCGAAGGCGTCAGACAGATCCTCGCCACGCTCGACATCAACGTCGTCGCCGGCGAGGCGGTGACCGCCACCATCACGCCGTCGGGCGAACCGCAGCCGATCCCCGTCGAGCGAAGCCAAACCAGAAGGAAATAGACAAAGCCGTGTTTGAAGCGGCCGAAATCATCGGCTTCCTCGCCCTCATGTGGGCCGCCGTTTGCCTCATGAAGCTTATGGGCTTCCCCGGCAAGGAGCGCGAAGATGGCGCTTGAGCGCATCTTCGCCACCTTCAAGGAAGGCGGCCCCCCGGCCGACGGCTACGATCCGGCCGACCCCGAAACCTATGAGCACTATATCGCCGCGCTGATCCGCGATTCGCGCGACTACGAGGGGAGCGTGCTCGCGCCGGCAAGGGACACCGCCCAAAAATACTACTACGGCTACCTGCCGTCATTGAACCCGGACGGCTCGCCCTACACCGACACCCAGATCATCCAGCAGCCCGATCAGACCTACGAGCAAATCCTCGGCCACGATCAGGAGAGCTCGAACAAGTCGACCTACGTCTCGACCGACGTGCGCGACGCGGTCATGCTGATCATGCCGGCGCTGATCCGCTTATTCGACGCCAGCGAAAACGTCGTTTCGCTCGTCCCGCGCACCGAAGCTGACGTCGCCGCGGCCGAGCAACAGACCAACTACATCAACTATGTCTTTTGGCAGGACAACCCCGGCTTTCTCATCCTCTACGGGGCGTTCAAGGACGCGCTCACCGTCAAGACCGGCTTCGCCAAATGGTGGACCGACGACCACCAGGAGAAGCGGACGAAAACCTACATCAACGTCAACCAGCAGCAGATCGGCATGCTGCAGCAGCAGGATCAGACCGCCAGGATCGTCCATCTCGGCGAGCTCGATCCGATGATCGGAACCTACTCGGAAGTGGTTTTCGAGTACGTGGTCGACAAGCCGCTGATCAAAATCGCCGGGGTGCCCCCCGAGGAGATGCGGCTCGACCGCTACGCCCGCTCTTTTCAGACCTCGCGCATCGTCGGCCACCAGCGCGTGGTGGCGATCGACGAGCTTACCGCCATGGGCTACCCGCGCGAGCAATGCATGGAATACCTGCAGAGCCAGAACATCAACGAGTTCACGATGGAGGCGCAGCTCCGCAACCCGGGCCGCTACATGTCGACGCGGATCGGCGACGGCGTCCTCTATGGCGAGTTCTACATCAAGATCGACAAGGACGGCGACGGGATCGCCGAGCTCCGCTATATCTGCACCATGGGCGAGGACGCCGAAATCGTCTACGACGAGCCCGCCAACCGGATCAGGTTCGCCCATTTCGGCGTCGATCCGATCTCCCACACGATCGTCGGCGACTCGCTCGCCGACTACACCATGGACGTCCAGCGCATCAAAACCAACATGATGCGCAACACCCTCGACAACCTGGCCGAAAGCATCAACCCCAAGACGGTCATCAACGAGCTCAACACCAACGTCGACGACGCCCTCAACGATGAAGTGGGCGCAGTGATCCGCACCCGCGGCGACCCCCGCGCCGCGGTGCAGTTCGCCAATATCCCGTTCGCCGGACAGCAGGTGCTCCCGATTCTGCAATTGCTCAACGAGACGTTGCAGCGGCGAACGGGCCTTTCCGACGCCGCCAAGGGCCTCGACCCCAAGGCGCTGCAGAGCTCGACCCAGATCGGCGTCGAGGCGATCATCAACGGCCAGCAGGAGCGGATCGAGCTGATCGCCCGGGTGCTCGCCGAGACGGGCTTCAAGGACCTGTTCACCGGCCTCTACAACGAGATCGCCGAGGCCCCGAACCAGCGCCGGACGCTGCGCATCAACGGCTCGTGGACCAACGTCGACACCGGCTCTTTCGACGCGTCGATGGGCGTCGAAGTCAACTCGACCCTGGGCAAGGGAAGCGACGTCGTGCGGATGGCGACGCTGCAGCAGATCAAGGCCACCCAGGAAATGATCATGCAGCAGTTCGGGGTGACGAATCCCGTCGTTTCGATCCAGGAATACCTCAACACCATCACCGACCAGCTCAAGCTTTCCAACATCAAGAACGTCGGCCGCTACTTCAAGACGCCCGA